TCCTTATACTCTTATGTATTTTAATGTAACATTTAAATCAGAACCTGCTATGCTGCTACCTACTTGCGTTACTTCTATTGTTACATATTGTCCATAATTTACATTAATTGGTGTGGTTACTAAAGAGGAGTCTGTGGCTCCACTATTAATAGTTAATGTTTGCACTCCTGTTCCATTAACTTTGATTGATAAAGTTATTGATGATCCAGATGGAGCAGTTACAATCCGAGCAATTGCACTGTTAATAGTTATGTTGGTAGCTGGATACCATCTTACACCAACATCACCTACAGTTAGTGTACCGATTTGAGTATATTGTTTTTCTAGAGCAACTCCAACGACTGTTGTTGCATTAATAGTGCCGACAGTTAGAATGCCGCCAATCGTTGCATCTTGTCCGACTATAAGACCTTTCTTTACACGAAAGTCTTTTTCTGTTGTTGCCATCTGCTTCCCTATCCACAGATATTAATTGAATACTACTGGGGTTCTACTTGATCCCAAGAAGTTGTTGATTCATTCCAGGTATATCTTTCTCCATCGTTTGGATATGGAGTTGGTGCTTCCCACAAGCAGGATGTTTCATTCAGCACCCAAGACTCAAATGGCTTTGGTGGAATAAATGCATCTCTTTGTGCATCGTAAGTGTAACCAATTCCTGCATAATTTTTACGCAGTGCCTTAGTTTGATCTTCGGATGGATCATTAGAGTTTGCCTGATAATGAACACCACCACGAGTGTTGTAAGAAGTTTGTATCCACTCTCCTGGGGAAGTGTCTACGAATGTTTCAAAAAATTCTGGTTCTGCCACAATGACTTGTGTAACAGTACCACTAACTACTTTCGCAAAATGTGCCATTGTTGATTTCTCCTAAAAGAATTATTTATTACGCTGTAAATGTTCCTGATGATGTAAATGTGTGAATGGTGTAACCACCATTTGTTGTAACTGTTCCGCCAGTTCCTCTTTGTGATCCAGAGTACCGAATGACAACAATACCAGAACCGCCAGCACCACCTATAGATCCTGATGGCGCTGTATATCCGCCAGCACCACCGCCACTGCCAGAATTTGCAGGGGCACTTTCCCCCGCAGAAGAATTAGTACCACGTCCTGCTCCGCCACCTCCAGAACCTCCAGTTCCACCTGTGCCGTTGTATGCTCCACCACCGCCACCACCAGCTCGAGTTACAGATGTCCCTGTAATTGAAGACGCTCTACCAGAACCACCATTTCCAGCAGTTGATCCAGAAGCATTTCCACCTACACTACCTGCACCACCACCTCCCGCTCCTGAACCTAAATTGTCTTGGCCACCACTATTTGATCCACTACCACCTGCGTATCCTTGACCAGAAGTTCCAGAACCACCTGTAGCTATTGGACCTCCATTACTTGTACTACGAGATCCACCACCTCCAGAACCTCCAGCTATTCCATTTCCATTATATGCTCTAGATCCTCCACCACCAAGAGATTCTATAGTTGAAAATAAAGAAGATGATCCATTTCCACTATAAATACTATCAGCTGGTCCACTGGTACCTCCAGCACCAACTGTTACTGTATAATTGGTTCCAGCGATAACTGTTAATGGTGATTCTGCTGCTGCGCCACCTCCAGAAGTTTCTCCAGCAACAGAAGAACGATATCCACCTGCTCCACCGCCACCACCAATAGCGCCAGCACCACCTGCTCCACCTGCAATAACCAAATATTCTACTGAATATGACTGAGATGCTAATGTAGACCATCCAGTTCCGACATAGGTTTCTAAAGCATTGTTAGTAGTATTCCATATAACTGTTCCGTTGCTTGGACTCTCTGGACGTGTTGCAACAATATTAATTAACCCCTGCGAAGAGGGTAATTGAGTAATTCCGTTTGTTCCGTCTATAGTTACTGGCATATTAACTTATTAAGTATCTTAGTATTACTATTCCTGACCCACCAGCGCCACTCGTTGACTGGTAACTTGCATTTGTTTCTCCAGATCCACCACCGCCACCACCAGTATTTGCTCCAGCATTACCACCTTTACCGTTAGTGCTACTTGTATTGCCATTTAAACCTGGATTTCTACCTTGAGTATTTCCCAATCCTGGTCCGACATATCCTGATGCTGCTCCGCCACCGCCACCACCTCCACCTGCTCCACCATTTCCAGCTCCAGTAGCGCCAGTCCAACCAGAACCACCACCACCGCCAGCATAATAGAAGTTGTTACCATCTATATTTGATTGAATTCCTGAGCCACCTGCAGCTCCTGTAGATGTTCCAGTAGCACCTACTGCACCAGCACCACCACCTCCACCAGCAAATGCAGATGTTGCTGTACCACCAGCAAAACCTTGTCCTGTTGTTCCAGCACCTCCTGCGCCAGATCCATATCCACCACCGCCACCAGAACCGCCAGAATTTCCTGAATTTTGTCCTTCACCACCACCTGCTCCACCACCAATTGCAGTTAATCCAAAAACAGTTGTGTTTGATCCATTATTTCCTCGTCCAGTTCCTTCTGTTCCTGTGGTTGAAGCGCCACCAGCACCAATAACTACTGCATATTCATTTACGGATGGAGTGAATGTTCCAGTTAAAACTCCACCTCCACCGCCTCCACCAGCAATATCATCGCCACCAGATCCACCACCTGCGACGATTAAGTACTCGACAGAAGTATTACCACCAACAGGAATACCTGTTACAGAAAATGTTCCTGATGCTAAAAATGTATGAATTCTATAGTTACCAGATGTTGTTATTGTTCCACCTGTTGCTTGAATGCCAGTTAAACTTTGAACAGTTATCCAGTTATTACTATAATACATTTCCAATACATTTAATGTAGTATTGACACCAAATGTTCCATCACTTGGAGTTGCTGGTCTGTTTGCAGTCGTCCATGAAGGCATAACAATACCATTTGGTGCAACTATTTGAAATTTACCAGATGTGTCTGCCTCGACACTAAATCCAGTTTGAACTGTTGTTCCTGTTGTTATCGTGGTCATGCTGTAAATGTTCCTGATGATAAAAAAGTATGCACTGTATAACCAGTTATACTACTCACAGTGCCACCTGTTCCTCTTTGCGTACCAGCATAACGAATAATAACAATACCAGAACCACCATTGCCAGATGTAGGATTTGCGTGAGCACTTCCGCCACCTCCTCCACCAGTATTAGCACCAGCATTGCCACCATTTGCAGCACTAGAACCAGGACTTCCTCCAGTTGAGATACCACCTGCTCCAGAATTTAATGCTGAACCTCCACCCATTCCTGCTGGTCCAGTATTTGATCCACCACCACCGCCTCCACCAATACCACCATCTCCAGCACCATTACCAGATACATAAGCTCCGCCACCTCCACCACCTGCCCAATATAAAGATGTTCCATTAATGCTATTAAGAACTCCAGCGCCACCAGCACCAGCTTTGGCTGTAGCAGAAGCTGGAGTTTGCCCTACTGCTGCTGCTCCTCCACCACCTCCACCTGGAAAATTTGTATTACCGCCACCGCCAGATCCACCTGCATATCCCTGCCCTGTTGTTCCTGATCCACCAGCTGCAGATGCATATCCAGAACCACCTCCACCTGAACCACCAGATAATCCTGTAGTTAGGGACTCTCCAGCACCACCTCCACCGCCTCCAATAGCGGTTAAACCAAAAGCAGTTGTATTGGAACCATTATTTCCTCTAGTTCCAGACTGTATGCCAACTACACCAGTGCCTCCTGCGCCAATTACAAAACTATAACTACCACCACCAGTGACAGTGAATGATGAAGACAAAACTCCGCCTGCGCCACCGCCTCCACCTAAATTTCCACCTCCTGACGCTCCACCAGCAATAATTAAATATTCAACGGAGTATGATTGTGACGCTAATGTTACCCATCCAGTTCCAGTATATGTTTCCAACACATTACTGGTTGTATTCCAAATAACAGTTCCGTTTGTTGGGTTTTCTGGTCTGGTTGCGACTGATTCGATACCACCACCAGCACTACCTAATGTTAAGTTTCCGCTAGTAGCAGGCAATGTGATTACAGTATTTCCTGCAACAGCAGGTGCTTGTAAAGTTATTGTACCAGATGTTGAACCAGCGAGAACTATCTTTCCGCTCATAGAACAACCCATCTACTTGTTGCTGGAATAGTAACAGTTACACCAGCAGCAACAGTTATTGGACCAGTAGAAGTTAATCCTTGATTTTCTTCTATGGTTACGTTTGAAGATATTGTTTTATTGTTTTTTAGTATGACACTACTTGTATCGGCATAACTACCACCTCCACCTGCCTCTTGTGTAAGAGTTCCAGTAGTGGTAGTGTTTTTTGCTAGTTTGCTAAGGTTACGTGTTCTGCTCATAGTTATATTTATTAGGCTGTAAATGTTCCTGATGTTGTAAATCTATGTACTGTATATCCATTTGCGGTAGTAACTATTCCACCAGTGCCTCTTTGTGTGCCAGCATAACGAATAATAACAACACCAGAACCACCTGTGCCAGTATTATTTCCTGATCCAGATCCACCGTTATATTGTCCGCCACCACCACCGCCACCAGTATTAGCAGTGCCATTGACGCCCAATCCACTATGTTGCGATCCAGCACCGCCACCACCTAATCCACCTGATCCAGCTGTTCCACCTTCTTGCATATTTCCACCTCCACCGCCAGCATAATAAGTTGCTGTTCCAGATATAGAGTATTGTAAACCTATACCACCAGAACCAGCGACAGAAGCAGTACCAGCATTTGGAGTAGCACCAGCACCACCACCTCCACCACCTGGATATCCACTGGCTTCAGGTCCTCCAACACCACCATTATTTCCTTGTCCTACTGTTCCGCTTCCAGCAGCAGTAGTTCTGCTGCCACCACCGCCAGATCCACCAGATAAACCAGTTAGTCCAACGCCAGCGCCACCTCCACCACCTAATGCAGTAGAAGTATTAAATGAACTATCTGTACCATTAGCACCTCTAGATGCATTTGGAGATGGATAACTTCCTATACCGCCAGCGCCACCAGCGCCAACAACAACAGGAAAAGTAGCACCAGGAGTAACAGTAGCAGCATTACCATTTGGTTGTTTTGGGGATTCTGCGCCATAATATAGTAGACCTCCTGCCCCACCTCCACCACCAGAATGTGTTCCCCCACCACCACCACCAGCAACAATTAAATATTCAATAGAATATGACTGAGATGCTAACTGATACCATTCTATTCCAGTATAAACCTCTAGTTTATTTGTAGTAGTATTCCAAATAATTGTTCCATTTGTTGGACTACCTGGTCTAGATGCAACTGATTCTATACCTCCACCAAGTTGCACGCTCGAATCTATCTTAGCCTGCGTTACTGCATTATTAGCAATAACATTAGATGTAATTTTAGTAAGTGCCATATCTTTATTGTACTAAAAATGTTGATGTTGGTGGAGTAAAGTTTGCAGTATATCTAGCGAATCTAGTGATACGTAAGTCGTCGATGTAACCAGTTAATAATCCGTTGTTATCTAAATCTCTTCCAACGTCATATGTACCCGCTGTTCCGTTATAATTATTTGTATCAGAAGCGCTAGCTACCTCTATTCCATTTAAATATAGTTTTGTTACACTATTGTTTCTACAAAAAGCAACGTGTGTCCAAGATCCATAATAACTACTATAACTTGCTGAAAATAAGTTAGTTGTTCCGTTTACGCTTTGCCAATAAATACTATTTTGAAAAATAAGTGATGCCCAGTATCCAGTTCCAGTTGATGATGCAGCCACAAGTCCATGGGTGCCACCAGTATTAGTTGCATTTAACCAAAATTCTACAGTAAAATTGCCTGTACCAAATTGAAGCAAATTGTTATTTAAAATCGCCAAATAATCTCCAGTACCATCAAATACTAATGAACCTGTACCGTATTTTCTAGTTGATGTTACTATTTTTGCATCACCAACAGTTTCTAAAACATTACGAGAAGATATATCAACTATGGCAGGATTGTTAAGGTTTAATAAAAAACTGGTATTTGAAATAGAAACTAAAGGCGCAGTTGGCGGTGTGAAAGCAGAAGTGTACAAAGCTGTTCCAACTAAAACTCTAAAATCACTAATATATCCTTGCCATGCACCACCATAAGTAGCATACTGTCCCAGACCATTTAATGTGCCTGCGGAATAGCTGGTGCTGACACTGCCTAATAAAACACCATTCATAAACACTCTAATAAGTCCTGCACTATCTCTAGTTATGGCTAAATGTTTCCAAGAATAAGATCCTTTAACTTGATCATTAGCTGTAGTTGCTAGTTGAGTCCCAACGCTACTTTTATCTAAAGTGACTACTCCCGTATCAACATTAATATATACAGGGAAATTACCAATAGTAAAAAGCCATCCACCTGCATTTGTAGAATATATCCAACCTTCAATAGTGAAAATACCTGATATATCAATATTGCTAGATGTAGTAAGTTTACTAGACCCATCAAAGTATGCTGAACCACCATGTGTTACAGGAGAGTACGCAGCAGTTGGTTTAAATGGAGAGAAATTAAATACTTTAACATCACCGTTTTTAGTGATGGTAAAATTATTTGTAGAGTTATCAATAAATCTATTAGATTGACAAGTTAATAAAGATGTATTAGTAATAGCTGTAAGTGATGCGGTTGATGGTGTGAAATTAGATGTATAAAGAGCAGTACCTTTGACAATACGAAAATTAGAAATATAACCAGTAAAATATTGAATACCTGAGTGTGAGTAAGTGCCTATTGTTGGATTATATGTTGTATTACTAAAGTCTTGTGTACAAGCAGCAGATCCATTTGCCACACCGTTAATGTATAGGTAAGCAACCCCAGACTGACGAACAACGGCGAAATGATTCCATTGATTTAACTGAAACTGATTAGTAGAAGTTAAAAATGTTGCAGCTCCGCTAGTATTAAAGTGAAAAACAAGATTATTAGCTGGCGTAGCACTATTAGCTCCAGCTGTTATTAGAATATAATTTGTTCCTGATACAGTTTGAGCATATAAAGTAGCACCATAGGCTAGAGCAGTTAATTGATAAAACCATCCTTCTATGGTAAAATCTCCAGTTCCATAAGCAAATGCACTACCTGCTGGTGCTGTTAAAGAATCTCCACTTCCATCAAAGTAATTACTCCATCCTGCTGGACTAAATGGCGAGAATGATCCTTGCGTCACATTACCAGTTCTAGTAACTGCAATATTATTTCCAGATGTATCAATAAACGTGTGATTGTTAACTGGCTGGCGATTTTGTAGTGTAAGGAGCTGAGTGCCAGACACAGCAGTTAATGGAGCGGTAGGTGGTGTGAAGGCAGCAGTGTAAACTGCGGTACCCTTAACCAAACGGAAATCACTCATATAGGTTTCTAAAGTGGCTGCAAAAGAACCACCATATTCAGCACCTAGTGAAATTCCATTGCCAGTTACTCCAACAAAAGAAAGTGTATTTGTTACTTGACCAGCTAACGATCCATTAACATATAGTTTAAGGTTGTTTGATCCTGCACCCTCTCTTACACAAGCAATATATACCCATTGATAAGGAACAAGTGTCGGACCTGTTATAATTACAGCACCATTCACGTATACAACAATAGCATTACCTGATGTGGAATAAATTAAAATTCCGTTTTGTCCTGCTCTGTAATCACCAAGCTGAAACCATCTACGAGCATTACTTCCTGTTGCATAGGCAAAAAATTCTACTGTGAAATCTCCAGGAAGATCAAAACTTTCACTATCAGGTATAGTTAAATAATCTCCTGTACCATCAAAGTATGTTGATCCTGTAGTAGTATCTGTTTCTGTAAATGGACCAAATGACGTTGTCTGTGGTGTATTAAAAGGTGTTATTGTATTATTAACAGAAGAGGCATCATATGTCATTCTGTTTGATGTAAAACCTAAAAATACTGTATTTGCTACGGCAGTTAACGCAGAAGTTGGTGCTGTAAATGAACTGGTGTATAATGCAGTTCCTTTAACGAATCGCATATTAGAAAGATATCCACCAAACTGTGATGGGTAATCTGGATGCATACTACGCCCAACTCTAATGTTATAAACTAAAGTGTCGACGTTGACTGTTCTACTAAATGTTGCGTTTAAAGTTCCATTAACGAAAAACTTTAGAGATCCAGCGCCATCATAAGATACTGCGCAGTGACTCCATGCATTTAATGGAACAGAGTTAGCTGTAGAACTTGTACCTCCTGAATCAAATGACCAAGTATCAGTACCATTTAATATCCAACTAAATCCAATAGTTGTTCCAACTGAAAAGATAAAAGAGCCACCTGAGTTACTTGGTCCAGTATAACTAGCATAAACTATTCCGCCAGTTATGGGATATACAAATGATTCCCATGTCCATGCTCCGCCACCTTGAAATGCAAGAGATGCATTCTGCGTCACTTCCAAATAATCTGTACCATCAATGTACACACTCCAATTTGTGTTGTACGGGCTAAATTTTGATGGTTTAGTATCACCATTTATTGTGATTGGAAAACTATTAGTTGACGCATCACTAACAAATGTATTGACATCTCCATTAATTGCCAATGGTGTTATATTAAAATATTGATCTGTAGATGTTATAGTTAAGGTCAACTGCTGCTGAAATGATTGATTCTGTGCATCACTTACTATAACAGTAAACTGATAAGTTCCATCTGTTGTTGTTCCAGTTATTAATCCAGAAGAAGAAAGAGTTGTGCCAGCAGGTAATGAACTTCCTCCCTGTAATGCATAAGTTAACGGAGCATCACCTGTTGCTACAAGTTGCACAGAAACAGATAGTGGTGTTGACGATGTGTATGTAGTTTGAGTGAAGTCAGGAAATCCACTAACGACTAATCCTGCAGACCAGATAGCACCTGAGTAGTCAGTATTAAATACGAAAAGATTTTGTGTGCCCAGAGAAAGGCTAGGAAGAACTACTCTTAATTCTGTAGAACTTACAAATGTTATATTGCCAGATGATACCTGAGTAGTGCCGACATAAACACTGGGATTTACTACAAAACCAGATCCAATAATTTTTATATAAGAAGATGACGTTCCAACTGCGGTATCATCTAAATTGTTCCAGTTTGAATCGGTTACTATAACATTGCTAATAGTTACAGCTGCACCTCCACCAGTGGGTGTGAACCCAACTCTAGATCTAGATACTAGAGAACTACTGGCTTTTTTAACGGACATTAACTAATCTCGCTACCGAAGATGCTAAAACTTACGTTGGCGGTAGATGCATAACAGGCAACAACATCTGTAGTTGCCAAAGTAACACCAAGTGTTAATGCCACCATATCGTTTGCAGGAACAGTAGTATCATAAGTGATATAGTGTTTATTCGCCAGAGTTTCGCCTGCTGGTCTAACTGCCAATCTAAATGTTGCATCTGTGCCAGCCAAGTTTGTTATGGTAACTGTACTAACAACTGCTGATGTGCTGGCAGGTACTGTATAAAGAGTAGTTTGCGTTGTAGCTGCTGGATTAGATTGACCTAATACTTTATAAACTATTGCCATTTTTATTCCTTATGCGCCCATTAACAGAAATGGGCTAATAATTGTTTCAGAAAAACTGCTTCTTGCTGTAGTAACTTCAATAACTGCTCCGCTTCCTGGTGCTTCTGAAAACACCAAAGATCCACCCGAAACAGAATATGTATTTCTAATTTGAACAACTCCATCTACGACAACTGTTGTTTGATTTTCGCTAGAAGGAGTAACTGATAATGAGAATGTAGTTTGCGAACCAGTTCCTGTAAAAATATCTGATGTAAACGAAGCAACTCCTGGTGCCAGTGTCCAGGAGATAATAACAACCTCATCGTTTAAATCTGCACCAGAGCCAAGTGTTACTGTTGTCGCATTTGTTGCAGTAAAGTCTGCTGGGAGTAATTTAATACCGTTGATATAAACATCGACATATCCAACAGAGTAGCCTGCCGATGTTGTAAATACTGTCTGGGATGCAGTTGCTGTGAATACGTCAACTACACGAGAGCCAATTCCTTGTTGATCTAGCTGAGTAACAACCCAAGCATTGTTATAGTAAACATTTAATTTGCCATTGGTAGTATTATACCAAAGATCGCCAGCAGATGGTGCTGGAGAAGTTGGAGCAGTTGCAGCTGTTGTTACTGCGGCACCGCCACCGAGTTCAACTGCTGGATCTATTTTTGCTTGAGTGACTGCACTGTTTGCAATCAGATTGGTTTTAATCTCGGTGAATGGCATTTACTTCTTTCTTTTTATCTATTTATTGGCTTTATGTTGTGCGGTATTTAAATATAACTATACCAGAACCACCAGCACCTGCTCCTGGTCCACCAGGTCCATCGGCACCGCCACCACCATTGCCAGTATTTGCAGCAGCAGGGGAACTTCCGTATCCGTCACCACCATACACACCATTTCCACCAGTACCATAAGTTACACCATTACCTGGCCAAACTCTTCCAACACCACCAGTATTGCTATAAGAACCAGTTGCTGTACCACCAGCGCCTCCACCACCAGAAGCAGTACCACCTGTTCCAGTGCTACCACCCACGTTACCATATCCGTATCCGTATGTGCTAAACTGAGTGCTAGCTCCACCACCGCCACCTGAGCCTCCGCCACCACCGCCACCTGAACCACCAGCACCACCGCCTCCTCCTGATCCACCATTACCACCACCTAATGTGTATAATGTTAATGGAGTGCTCACAATAGAAGAATTACCTCCAGATCCACCAACTGTAACTGTATATGTACCAACTGGTAATGGGTATGTTCCGAACATCATACCACCTGCTCCGCCACCGCCACCGCCAGCACTACTTCCACCACCACTACCTCCACCAGCTAGAACTAAAACACTAGCATCAACGAATGTTGGAATAGTAACCTGTAAAGTTCCGCTAGTTGTAAACGTATGTGTCTTATACTCAAATCCACCTTCAGTAGATGTAGTAATTGTGCCACCAGATGCAGTTGGTGTATTTGTAGCAATCAGCCTGAAAGTTCTACTGCTTACAGTATTAGTAACCGCAGTAGTTGCAGTAACAGTTATATTTGAATCATATCCAGATACAGATGGTGTTCCAGATATTGTACTGCCAGATAACGTAACACCAGCAGGAAGTGTATCTGTTGTGCTATATGTTATTGTATTTGATAATGCGCTTGTTGCACTAAGTGATAAAGTTGATGCTTGTCCTGTTTGGAAGTATACCATCTGATTGGCAGTTGGCGAAGTCCAGGTAATCTCATCAATAGTATTTGTTATACTAAACTGCCTTCCAGTATAATAGCCGTTAACATCAGTGGCTCTTATTGTAAAATAATATACTGTTGTAGTTGTTTCTGCAGGTAATGTTCCAGAGATAACTCCAGTAGTACCATTTAGTGTTAAACCAGAAGGCAAACTTCCAGATTCTAAACTGTAAACTATTGGTGTATCACCAGTAGATTGAATTGTGTAAGAAACTGATTGTGTTTCATATACGTTGACTGTATGAAGTGGACCAGAGTTTGTAGTAAAAGTAGGTCCAATAGCAGCGCCAACTTTAATTTCTTTGGCACCAGCACCAGTTATTGTAATTGGAACTGTTGATGCTCCCAATGTACTGGTAGTGACAACAGTATCACCAGATAATGTTCCGTGACCGAATCTTAAACTGTTATCTAAACTTTTTAAGAATAAAGACTTAGAAGAAAACGGACTATTGTCTTCTATGTTGTTTGCATTACATGTTAACAAAACACACTGGTTTGTTATTGCAGCGATGTTAGTGCCAGCAGATTGTGTAGGTTGCAGAGTAGCAGTTGGAACTGTAAAGTTTCCAGTATAAACTGCTAGACCTTTACATATTCTTAAATTAGAAATCCATCCGTTATAATAGACTGACCATGTTTGACTAAATCCAATGTTTAACTGTCCAACATAATCATAAATGTCTGCCGCATTAGTGACAGAACCAGAAGCAACACCATTACAGTAAATAGTGATTACACCAGATGCTCTAACAATTGCCCAGTGCTGCCAAACAGTAGCATCTGGAATAGCAGTACTGACTAGATCTGTTGTTCCAGCGAATCTAAATGTAAGTTTATCAGTGCTAACAGATGCATGTCTGAATAATTGCCAGCCACGTGTTGTATCGCTGTACTTATGTCCAACAATGCCAGCATTACCTGTTTGGCTAGTCCATGCTGTTGTTGAACGCATCCAAAATTCAATAGTAAAATCGCCAGTCCTAAAATTGAAATCTTCATTATTGGTAGTTACTATTCTATCACTATTTGCAGATTGGAACCAAGTAGAATATCCAGTAGTAAATGGGCTATAAGGATATGGATTAAATCTGTCGATACTATTATAACTGGTTAAAAGTTTTTTATTACTGGTGGATACAGTTAGGTTAGTTTCGATTGGCGTTCCTGTATAATTTTGTAAATTATTTGCAATAGAAACATTGACCTGATCTGCATTTAAATCTGGATCATATAGATGAATTTCGTTCCAACCATTACCAACTATTGCGTCAGCTGTTCCACCTGTTTGGAGTGCTCCCGCTTGTCCACGTGTAATAAGATAAACTCTACCAGCAGAATCTAATGCATATGATCTAGCATCTATACTTTGGGTATTAGTTACCTGCCAGCCAGTCGTAGCATTAAATGTCATGGTAACAGTTTTACCTGTTTGCATAACAACCAAACGATCGCCAGCGTTATTAATTGGAACCCATGATCTTGGAACTTCAGCTGGAGTTGCCCAAGAATAATGACTATGATATGTTAAAATACTATCATTATTTGCGTCAATTGAGAATGTTACCCAGGTTCTTTGTCTAACATCATCATATCCAGTTGTAAATGCTGCTATACATTTATCAGCAACACATACAGTAATATAGTTAGTATTACCCTTTTTAAATACATGTGGCTTAAGAAACCAAGAATTTGATGTATTTGAAGCATAACTTGTCTGCTCTGGCCAACGACCATATGTACCCCAGTTACCGCTAGCAAAATTCATCGTACACAGAGTTGTTCCGAATGTTCTTAACTCTTTATTCCAAACGACTCTCCATAAACTTAAAGAATCAGCTGCGCCATATGACATTAAATAAAATACTTTTGTATTATTAGAATTATGCTTTATATTACTAGGGAATCGATAAAATGCTGCAACAGCTGCTCCACCAGATATTGGTGAGGCGAGAGTTATATTGTTGATAGTTTGGGCATCATGTCCAACGGAAATTATAGAAACATCATGTGTTGATACATTATAAATGGCAAAATAACAGTATTGGTTATCATCAGCACCAATAAAGAAAGGTATTTCTGTTGTCGCTCCACGAATATTTGTGTATAATGGAAGTGCGCCTGGAGTATAAGTTACTCTGAATATATTATGTGCAGTGTAATCGTGATTAATTGCAATATAACTAACTGAATTATCTTTCTGCGATTCTCTCGATTTTCTAAATTTATAGATGTGAGAAAGAAAATATGACTGTGTAGTTGCTGAATACAATGGAGTGCTATTTAAATCTCGCCCATGCCATAGATCTGCTCGAACATCAGTAGTACTTAAATCTCGTGGATAACAAAAATAAGTCATATCTGACTCATTATCGTAGATAGTTCTTCTTGGTACTGTATTATAATCTAAACATAGAAGCCATGGATCCCAGTTTCCTATCTGAGATGGCCAATTTTGTCTAGAATCAGACCAAGAGTTTCCATATTTACCATTAGTATCTACAACTGGCCAATCATAAAAATTGGTGCTCATACCATTATACGATGAAACCTGCAAAGCATTACTTTGAAACTGGAAATATTCGTTGGGACGAACACTAAGATCTTTTACATTGTAAGAAATATTCTCGATGAACATACGATTATATTTTGGATGTGGATCCTCAATAATGTATCCATAAGAGCCATACTGCTTAACTGATTTAAATAATGCCATTTTAATTCCAGAATGGTGTAGGTTCAACTTCTGCTGTACCCAGCGGTATGTTATAACTGTATGTATCTATAACATTAAATGATATAATATCTTCACAAAGATAATCACTGGCAGAATACTGAAATGCTCCTTCTATCTCAGTATAGAAAAAATTAGATTTTTTTGTAGTTGGAGAAATAGGCTGAGAAAAAATTGTATTTCCGCCACCTGATATTAATACTGGTGCTCTAGCATCTGCATAAACATGCGCACCTTCAAAGGTTTCAGTTCCTACTTCAAAGTTTAAGTTTTTACCTAGTACTGTAAAAAATATCTCATCATTTATCAGTGATGAGAAATCAACATCGTCGCGTTCTGTAATTTCGCTGGCAGATATTATTTGGTTGTCTTCAAAGTTAACTGTAAATCTACCAGTTCCTTTTTGAACAGCAGCTGTCCTGTATACATTTATACTTACAGATTTGTTAGAATCTATAGAAAAATTACCGATTAAATTTTTTGCCATTATACGACTATATTTGCAGTTATGCTGGGTTTACCACCACCAGTAATAGTAACTGGAACAGTAAGTGGTCCATTAGTTAAAGTAGTTACAGTTATCTCTTGAGAATTATTGCTGGTAAATTTCATGTTTGAACCAGAAATAACAAGTTTAACATTGGCTGCTAATCTAGTATTTAAATGATTTCTTACATTTACTGTAATACTAGAACTTATGTTACTTCCAGTATAAACAAAATCTGTTGTAGCTGGTGGAGTGATTGTAACAACTGTTGCTTTACTTGGCTGGTAAATATCAATTACTGTATATCCTTCAGCTTCACCATAATCGTATAAGTTAGTAGTACTTTCATATTGTGTAGCATAGGTATTTGATGTTAGATAAATTCTTCCTGCAGTATCTATAGCAAATCCAGTGGCAGTGACTGGAACGATATTATGAGCAACCCAACCTTTATCAACATTAAATGATAAAGTTCCTGTCCAGTTTTCACCACGAGTCACTAACAGTTGAGATCCATCACGAGATATTGGCATATAATATCTTGGCACCTGTCTTGGCATATCCCAGTCAATAAAACTATGATATGTTAATTGGGTATTATCATTGGCACTAACTTCATAAGTTATCCAACGATTTCTCTTTTGAGATCTATATCCTGTCCATTTTTCAGACCAATAGTTACCACCAGAGCGATCGCAGAATAACAAAGTTATAAACCTTCTTCCACCAGTTTGAAACTGATGCACTTTATAAAAGAATGGATTATCATGTTGACTGTAATAGGCAGTTGGACCACTTGAAGTGAGAGTACGACCTTTACAGATATAAGTGGTTGAGTCAGTTCCAGCTGGATGTGTTGTTGTGCAATTTGCTCTTACAATCTCTTTAGTTTTTGGATTCCAACTATAACGGAAAAATACTAGTCTTTGAAATTCTTCTAAATCGTTACCAGCATCCCAAGAGCCATAATATTGTTGCCAGCATGCCTGATAAAAAACTTTATTATACTGACCTTCGTGTATAATATTACTTGGAAACTGATAATAATACTGGTTAGATGCTTCGCTATAAAAGTTATATCTTAATACAGGCGCTAATGCATCAACCATTGTATATTCGTAAATATCTAAACTTCCTGATGGTGCGTAGTGTTCAGCTACCATCATAGTTTCATCTTCATTTTTACCAATAAAGAAACACTGTCTGTTAATACCACGCTGGCTGGTGAATACTGGAACTGTGCTTGGTGTTACCTTAAATTTACCGAAAGTATTACCAGAAGTAGAACTTCTATAAACACCCCACCAGTGATTAGCTTCGTTGGGGTCTTCAAAAAACAATAAACTATTAGTTGTAGAAGTTAAGTTTCTATATGTCGGTATACCAGCAAGATCATTACCTATAAATGTGTCTGCTCTAGAGCTTGTTGACGTATAACCATTGTAGTATTGACCAACAACTAACCCTGTTGAAGATTTTACAAAATAATTTGGTTTATAGTTTTCATAATCTAAACACACGAACCAATTATCCGAGTGACCTGGTGATGCTTCAGTAGCACCAGTTCTAGTTACATAATTTAAAAAATATGCAAATCGATTTTGTGTAAAAATTTGTGGATACTGATAGTATCCTGCCAATGGAGCATAACTTGCCTGTAGGTTTGAAGTGTCTTGTCCAGCATAAAACTCACCAAATCTTGGTGTTAAAGTATCAGTATCAAATGCTTGATTCTCAATAAAGATTCGATTTTTAGTTGGATCTGGATCCTCAACAATATAGTTGTTCGCAGCATATTGTTTACAGTTTACTAATCTAGTTACAGACATTTTATTTCCTTAAACTGACATAACAGCAGAAACAGCACTTCTACCAGCACCACTTATAACAACTGCCACGTTTGTAGTCGCGCTAGAACTTGTTGTAATAGATTTAGTGTAGTATTCGCCAGTAGAGAATCTCATACTATCTCCAGAGATATTTAATGTCACTGTAACTTGCATTCTATTTCCAAGAGCATCATATGCGTCTACTAAAAGGTTGGTATTGATATCACTGCCAGAATAAACATACTTAGTATCATCAATACTGTTTGGATCTGCATTCTGCAGTCGTATATTAATATTTGCAGGAATTCCATTGTTTAGAACATGAACAGTAACACGACCAACCGTACTATTTCTAGATGTTAACCAGATACGATCTAGTTCGTCAATACCGTATCCTCTTGTTCTAATATTATTTTTATATCCGCCACGCCAGCCAACCTTCACGTTCATAGTTCCAGCAGCTGTTCCACTAACCTGTCCACTCATATTAGAATCAGTGATAAATTTAAATGTATCTGCATCAGGAACAGAGAAAACTCTATATACACCATTTGGTGCACCGCCTGTTGCTGTAGCTCCAGAAGTTGTTATAACATCACCAACAACTAATCCATGTGCAGTTTTTGTAACTGTAACTGTACTAGTATTAACACCATCAGTAGCAGTTGTATAACTCCAAGAATCTGCATCAAAAGAAATAGGATCAAACTGCAGCATTCCAGTTCCGTTAGTTCCATAGATAACCACTTTATCCTGATTCGCAGATTGATGTCCATATGGTGACCAAGACAATGGGAAATCATATATGGCTGGGAAATGATAAGCACTATGGAATGTCAATGCATCGTCGCCAGTTCCTGCTCCAACTGTAAAAGTCATCCATGTTCTAGATTTGACTGTTGGGAATCTAGTTTGGCTTGAATAGAAGAACGAATCAGAAACAGTAAACGTAATGTAGTTTACACTGTTTTTAGTAAACTGATATGGTTGACACCACCAGTTATTAATTCCGTTTGCGTTCCAAGAGTTTGCAGTTGGTATTGCTGCATATGTGGTGTATGTTGTTCCACCAGGATATGTTAACCCGCAATCTGTTTTAACTATTGGTAGCGCTTCTGTAGTAGTTACGCCAGAAATATTGGCAGAAGCAAATCCAATAGTGCCAGTTGGAGTCGCTAATGCAGTGTATGTAAATGTATCTGCTGTTGGAACTGTAGCAATCGCAAAGAAGTTACCATTTGGCGGATTGGTTGTGGCAGTTAATCCAGTAACTGCAATAACATCACCAACCTTAAATCCATGCGCTACTCTTGTTACAGTAATAGTTGTAGTAGCAAATGTTACGTTAGTTGGTGTAAACGAAATTGCAGTAGTTCCCTTTGTCCAAACCAAACGCATTGGTGCGAGTACGTTACTTGTGTTAAAGTGCCCAGAATAAAATACTTTTCTAGTTGAGGATGCGTGCCTAATATTACTTGGGAATGCTGGAATAATCGAACTAGCAGCGTTAGTTGGCAATTGCGCTGAAATCAATGTAGTAGTAGTTCCAACACCTCTTGGAATATAATATCTGTTTACAGTATAGGCATTGGTTGTCGCACCAGCCATTTGGAGCATATAAACAAAGTATTCATCGCGACCCATGTAAAACTTCCAATCACTGGAGTTTAATGTTGTATATGTTGGTCGGCTGACACCACCAGTTGCACTGTTATCTGCATATGTCCATTGATAACCTTTGAGTACATTTAAACGCATCATTGGTGTACCGTTTTCAGTTTCAAAACCGAAAGCAGAACGACATTCAGCAACTACGTTCATAGTTCCAGCAGCAGTACCAGTTGGAGCTACAGCTGTAACATATGTAAACGAGTTAGTTGCAACTGTATAAACAAGCCATGTTCCGTTTGGAGCATTGGTTGTCGCGACTGCACCAGTTACTGTAATAGTATCTCCTGGCATCAAACCATGAGAGTTCCAGTTAACAGTAATTGTTGAACCAGAATATGACCAAGATAATGCATTAAAGTTTAATTGATCTGTACGTTCAAACAAATGGCAGTTAACCATTGTATCTGATTGACGATAACTCTGCGCACGTTGATTCATGTCAGCGCCACACCAGTGATCACCTGTTGTTTCGTTGGTAGTAATACTTCTTGGATAAGAAAGAATGCTCAATCCATTTCTAGCATTAGTTCTCCACGCCATAGTTGGAATACATTCATTTAAATCTAAACTACACTGCCATGTATTAAACAATCCTGGCATGTAATAGATGTCATTTTGCGAACCAGAAAATGCACATCCATCAATACCAGTTGCAAAATTTACTGGACCATAGTTATCATAATCAGCGCTGACGTTAAATAAATTGGCTCTTGATTGCCAGTAGAATGTTTCTGCTGGTCTTGGTGTTAAAGTCGTATAATCATAAGCGTATGTGTCAATGAATATACGACTTTTTGTTGTATCTGGATCTTTCCAGATAATACCATATCTTGAGTTTAATCTTGTTGTAAGTAGTTTAGCCATTATTTTCTTCCTGAGGAACTTCTTCTGTTTCTTCTACGATCTCTACTGGTTCTGGAGGCATATACTGATGTTTAACAGATTCCCACCAAGCGAGAGCATCTGCTTCGTCTAACCAAGGATCTCCTGTGTTGGGATTAAATGGCTGAATAACTGCAAGGCGACCATCCATTGGTGTGCCTTCTTCGTATACCATCAATGTAGCTCCACCATGGAACTCTACTCTGAAACAATCTGTCATAATGCTGTCCTAGTGAATAAAAAACTTACTACTAAATTAGAACCTACTGGAGATAAACCAGTGTTAGTTATATCCACTGTTATATAATCTCCATTTGCTGTTGTTATATTTGTATTTATTTGACTTGAAGACTGTCCTGCTGTAATTGTAACTGTTTGAACAGAAGTCCCATTTTTGCGAACAACTATTGTAATATTTGCACCAAGAGGAGCTGTATCTACCTGCGCTCTGATTCTGGAGATTAATAGTTCTCCCTGCGACCACCATCTAATAGTTCCGTTGTTTACTATTATGTTGCCAGGATAATTAAAATGTCTCTCGTAGTACTGAGTAGTTAAACCAGTAGCTGGATCTATTTTTGCCAAAGATATAGCATTATCTTTGAACATATCTGTATTAATTCTTGTTAATGCCATTTTAAACTTTCCTAGGAAACACTATTAAAAGTTACTGTACAAGATGCTGATAAACGATACCATCTATAATCTCCAAATTCTGCAAAAGTAGGAGTAGTATCAGTTACTACTGCCAGAGGATAATTTTTTGGATATCTCATAATAACTACTCCAGATCCACCTGCATAATTTCCACCTCCACCACCGCCACTATTTGTTCTCCCTGGTCCAAATGTATTTGTTCCAGCAGTAGTGCTATATGTTCCTGAAGATGATCCGCCACCGCCAGTTGTTCCGTGTGCTCCACCACCGCCACCACCTAAACCTCCTGCTCCACCACCATCATTATATCCTCCAACACCACCACCGCCTCCACCGCCACCGTAAGCATTAAACATTCCAGGGTAATTAGATGGTAACCAATTTATGGTAAATCCATCGCCACCTTTACCTCCATATGGAGATCCAGCTGCACCTGCTTGACTTGCTCCTCCGCCACCGCCACCACCTCCAGGGAAGGAACCATTAGCTCCTGCAAATCCTTGACCAGCTGTTCCTCCACCACCAGAAGCAGATCCTCCTGCAGCACCAGCGCCACCGCCACCTCCAGATCCGCCAGTGCCACCTGCTCCACCAGAATCTCTTGATGCTCCACGTCCACCACCTATCGCGGTATAGTTCACACCTGGACCTACAACAGTAGTATTACTACCAGTTCCTCCACTTGCTCCTCCTCCACCACCGATTACAATTGTAAATGTAGTAGTTTGTGTTATGGCGTAAGCTCCACCGTTTGGTTGTTTGGTTGATGTATCAACCCCATAATAAAGCATACCACCTGCACCACCACCACCACCTTGAGAGTTTCCACCACCACCACCTGCGAGCATTAATATTTCAACAGTATATGGCAATAAAATAGGTGGCCAATAGCCATTAGGATCTGCTTTTATCCTATAAATCTGATATAATTTATATAATGTTGGTAAAGTTGCCATTATAACGGTGCAGAATAAAAAGTTATAGTTCCTGATCTATCGAAAAAGTGATATGTGTTTCCTTCTGTTTCTAAAACACTATCACCACCTGTTGCTCTAGGTGAACCTTTATATTTAAAATATACTTTACCATCTGTTCCATTAGCAGAGGCAGCACCAGGATTACCAGCATTTCCTCTTTGAGTGCCTGAAGCATTTCCTACGGCAGTTCCTGTTGCTGCGTATAATGTTGCGGCAAGAAATGTTCCTGGTTTTATGTAACCACTACCACCTCCTCCGCCACCCATGGTATTGCTTTCGGAATAACCACCTGCACTTCCACCCCAGTAACCTCCACCACCAGCACCGCCATAACTATTAATCAAACAAGAACCACCTTGTAGAGCACCTTGAAATCCATTTGTGTCCTGTGGACTGTCGCAAGAAGCATTAACACCAGCAGCAGTTTGCGAACCACCTCTTCCAGCATATAATGGTTTAGAATCATATGGAGAAGCGCCATCTTGTGCAATCAATCCACCACCGCCACCACCAGAGTTACCTATTCCTGCTCTTGAGGAACCACCACCGCCTCCACCACCAGCTATTAATACTGCAGTTTGTTGAGTTTTAGTTGATGAACTAAACAATCCACTATAACCTCCACCGCCTCCACCATATATGTTATTTGCTCCACCAAGACCATCTCGCATTGCTATACCGCCACCACCTTCTCTATACACATATTGGTTAATTAAACCAGCTTGCCCAACAGTAATATGATAAGTGATAGTTTGTGTTGGAAAATTAAAATATGCTGTTGCTGCTCCACCACCACCACCTGGTGCGCCAAAACTCCATCCTCCTGGAGTTCCGCCACCTCCACCTGCACCCCACAAATAAACTTCAATAATACTAGTATTAGCCCATCGATAGTTAGATGGATTTGTAAAATCTGCTATTTCCCCCAACTTCCATACGCCATAAGCACTAGTAAGAGAGGGAAATGCCATTAAGCAATTTCCTCATATGAAACAACTGCAACTAAATCTCCGCTAGCTGATGCGGTAACTCTGAGCTGATCGCCTTCTTCCAAATAAATGTTTTTACTAATTACATCAATGGTTGAAGAGGCTGGCACTGGAGTCGCAGACATTATATAATATGAAACTGAGTTTCTATAAATTTCTAATGTTGCATTCACTGAAGCTGCTGCATCTATATTACTTAAATATATTGATGTGACCTTAAAAACTTTGTTTGATGCTGCTGTATTAGTAACTACTGCTGTAGGCGAAGTAGTTACATTTAACACTGCAGTTTTAGCATATAGAGAACCAATATTGATTATGTTTGGGTTAGCCATTTATTTTCCTTATCCAAAGAACATTGACAGAGCAATCGCTTTTCCTACACTGGTTCCATCACCAGGAGTTGTACTCTGTGCAAAAATAATTATTTCAATTTCGTAGTTTAAATCTGGTGCTTCTGAGAAAGTCAAAGTTGCTCCTGATACACTATATGTTGCCTTTGCCTGTGGAACACCACCAACTATAACTAAAGTTTGATCTTTATTACCTGGCGTAGTTGAGAGATTGAATACTGTTTGTGTTCCGTTACCAATAAAAGAGTTTACAATAACAGGAATATCTGTTCCACCACCTCCACCGCCACCAGTAGCAGAAATAGTTATTGTATCTGTTATTGGATCTGTAGTGATAGAAACTCCAGATCCAGCACTTAGCGTAAGTGTATCTGTTGCGGAATCAGCAACTACATTAGATTGTCCAAAAACAGAAATAGTTTTGAATGTTTCAGAAGCGCCACCACCGCCACCACCGCCAGTATTTGTGATTGTTACTGTATCTGTTGCAGCATCAGTAGTAATAGAAATTCCGCTGCCAGCTACTAATGTTAGTGTATCTGTAGTAGTATCAGCAACTACGTTGGACTGACCAGCAACCGCAATAGTAGAGAAGGTATTTCCTCCGCCACCGCCACCAGTAGCAGAGATGGTAATCGTGTCAGTTGAATCATTTGTTGTAATCGTTACGTTACTTCCAGCAACAAGAGTTAGAGTATCTGTTGATGAATCTGCAACTACGTTGTTTTGTCCAGCAACTGCGATGGTAGCGAAAGAATTGCTACTACCCCCACCACCGCCAGCTAATAAATTAGAACCTACACCAGCACTGGCTCCACTCAAGTCAAGATAAGCACCGCGATTAGTTCCGCCATTTTCAAAGAAACGGATTTTATTTTGATAAACATCAACAGTTACACCAGTACCGCCAATTGTTGTATTTGTTTGCGGTTTGGCTAGAAAGATCTCTCCACCTTCATCACCAGATGAGAATAAACTCTTAAGATTACCAGTTGTGCTTACATCACCAGTAATATCACCAGAGATAGTTGGAGAAGAGAGAGTTTTATTGGTGAGTGTTTCAGCTCCTGCTAAAGTTGCTATGTCAGCATCAGTTACCGCAGTATTAAACTGAGCGATCGTTCCGCTAACAGTATTGTTTGCTAAAGATATTGTTTTGTTTGTCAGTGTTTCACTACCAGCTATTGTTGCTAGATCAGCGTCAGTTACTGCAGTATTAAATTGCGCTAATGTGCCACTGACTGTATTATTTGCTAGAGATATTGTTTTATTGGTTAGTGTCTGAGTTCCAGTATCTGATACCAGGACAGCATCAGCATTACCTATTGTCGATCCACCAGGCAATAATAGTTTATTAGTAGCAGCTTGAGAATGTGGCTGAGATGCAATCTTCTGCCCATGAGAGTTGACGTGGCAGTTTAACTGAATTTGTCCGTCAACTGAAACACCGTCACCTTGAACCTCTAGTATATTAGTAGCAGGTTTAAATACTACGTTTCCAGAAGCAGAAGTTGTTATTCCACCGAGAATAGGAGAAGTTAATGTTTTGCTGGTTAATGTTTGAGAACCAGTTAAAGTGACAACTGTATTGTCTACTGCTACCCCTATAGTGTCAGTTCCAGCAGTTGTTGTTATTGCAATACCAGAGCCAGCAGATAATGTTAAAGTATCAGAAGAACTGTCAGCAACTACGTTGGACTGCCCAGCAACTGCGATAGTAGAGAATGCATTGACCAGAACACCAGAGATAGTTGTAATCTCTATGTTGTAACCATTGTATGGAGCAGTAGTAAATGTTAATACGTTTCCTGATACAGAATAAGTGTCTTTAAACTGTACAACACCTTCCATAACCACTATAGTGTGGTCTTCATTTGTTGGTGTTGACGAGAGAGTATATTGTGTAGTAGTTCCGTCGCCAGTAAATTTGTCAACTAATGTTGTTATTCCACCAGAACCTCCACCACTGCCACCAGTAGAATTAATAGTGATACTATCAGTAGCAGCATCGGTGGTGATAACAATGCCAGTTCCTGCAACAAGAGTTAATGTATCTGTTGAAGAATCTGCAACTACAGAAGATTGTCCGTTAACTGCGATAGTTCTAAAAGTATCTGAGCCACCACCGCCACCGCCAGCGTTAAACTGAACCCATGTTTGCCCAGAAAAACTTGTCAAGTAGTGATTGGTTTGAACCCATCCAGTTAACCCGTATGTTGTTCCCTCTAGTACAAGAACTGATGTCCCTTCTAGTTCCTGGAAAGTATCAGCATCGGTAGCTCTACTTAATGTATAAGTTGTGCCATTATCAGTATAAGTGTAAATACCGTTGTTAGCTGCAGTTGTTTGATTCTTTAAAAGGATCCTATATCCAGTATCTGCAGATGTTAGTGCAGCATGTCCATCTATAACTAGAGTATTTGTGTTTCCTGTTAATGCTACGTTACTTGCAGCCAAAAGATTAACAGCTGATTTCCAGTTTAATCCAGCAGCTACATCATCGACGTATTGTTTTGTGGCAGCATGTAAAGCACTTGTAGGAGCACCAGCAAGTGTTAAATTGCCAGTCATTGTATCTCCTGCCTTATTGACAGGAGTATATCCTAGTGCTGTTTGGTAATAAGAACCATCATTACCATCAAGTAAATCTGCATTTAAACCGCTGGCTGGACCATCTAGTGTTTTTACTGCATCTAAAATATTTTGTGCGCTAACTGATCCTGTTAAACCATTAACAGAAGTTACGCCAGTATTTGTAATTGTTATTGTATCTGTTGTAGCATTAGTTGAGATGTCAATACCAGAACTAGCAGCAAGTGTTAGTGTATCTGTAGATGAATCAGCAACTACATTAGAATGACCAGAAACAGCAATAGTAGTAAAAGAATTAGAAACTGTATCTGTTGCATTAATGGTGATACTATCATTGACAGAATCTGTTGTTATGGTGACATTAGATCCTGCTACGAATGTTAACGTATCGGTAGTGCCATCTGCTATAACATTAGACTGCCCAGAGACTGCTATGGTAGAGAATACATTATTGACTGCACTACCAGTAATTGTTATTGTATCACTTGCATTGTCGGTAGTTATAGTAATACCAGTGCCAGCTACCAATGTTAATGTGTCACTGGAACTATCGGCTGCTATCGTATTTTGACCTGTGACAGCAATATTTGTAAAGCTATTTGGAGAAGGAATATTTAAAGTTACCCACTGAACTCCAGAGCCAGTAGATTGCAAATATTGACCAGAACTTCCAGTGCTAGACGCAGCGGTTAAAGTTCCAGTCAGAATTAAATTTTGTGCAGTTTTATTTGTAAGTGTGGCAGTTCCAGTTAGCGTAACATAATTGTTAAGATCGCTAGCCTGAAGTGGCGTGTAGCCAAGTTTGTCTGTAATGGCAGTTGATGCTAACTTAGCAGCTGTTACGCTACTATCAGTTATATCACCAGTTCGTATTGTAGTTCGTGCCACTTTTTATTCCTACGATAAAGTTCTTGCTATTACTGATATTCGTTTAAAGTCAATCTGCGTGCTAAGATTAGCTGGTGATACTGTCAAATTAATATTGCCTGATGCCAATGTTGCGCTAACAGTAATCAGTGGAGATGCTCCAGTATACATTGTTCCATACTCAGTTACAAATGCATCCGTGCCATTATGAGTTACTAAAACTTCTGTGCAATGAACCTGATTTGTCCATATTGCTTGTATCAAGTATTTAGCAGTTCTAAACTCAGTTGCACTGTAAGAGTCGACTACTTGATTTGCAGTAGTGTTAACTAGACTTTGCTCTCCAGATATTAAACCAGTTGATGGAGAAATAACTTGGGTAATATAAGCTGCACCATAAGAAAGAATTTCAATCGTATCACCATTACCCAGTGATGGAGTAAATGACAGTGAAGTTCCATTGGTACCAGTATAATCGACACCTTCAATTAAACGAACACCGTTTTGATAAACATCAACCTTACCTACATCGTAGGTTAGTGTGTTTGAATTTGCATCTGCACCAGATATTGTAGATGTAGTGCTTGTAATATTATAAACATATTTCTGAAAATCTCTAAGAGAAGCATCAGTTGTCACTCCCGAAATGATTCTAAAATCAATTTTATCATTAAGATTTGGAGCTGCTACGAAAGTTAAATTTGATCCAGTTACAGTATAATTTGCAGTAGATTGAACAACACCGTTTAGTGTAACGATTACGTTTTCATCAGTAGAAGGAACTAATCCTAAAGCATAAGTTGTTGTAGTTCCATCAGAAACAAAAGATGTAACTGTCACATAATTTTCACTAAGAGCAGTTCCACCAGCGGCAGTGGAAGTGATTGTTATTGTATCAGTGGTAGCATTGGTAGTTAAAGTTATACCTGAACCAGCTACTAAGGTCAGTGTATCTGAACTTGAGTCTGCTACTACGTTTGGTTGTCCTGCAACGGCAATAGTTGTAAACGAATTGCCAGATGAAGTTGCATTAAAAGTTATAGACTGTGGTGTTGCATTTGGATCCGTGGTAATGGTCATGCCAGTACCAGCAACAAATCGAACAGTATCTAATCCAGTTGCAACTAATGGAGATTGCCCAGTTACTTCCCACGTTTTAAACGTAGAATTCATTCCAATTTTAACTGCGCCAGATCCAAGATCTGTTACGTCGAAACCAGAATCAGTATCAAATCTGATTATACTGACATTGCTAACCGAACCAGTTATAACATTAGAACCATCTATCTCACTAACAGTTAAAGCAGATGCAGGTGTTACCCACTGAACACCGATGCCAGTTGATTGTAATACTTGTCCGTTAGTTCCTGCCAGACCACCAGCAGTTAGAGTACCAGTCAGCGTTAGATTGTTCGCTGTAGCACTATTGATCGTGGGTGATGTTAATGTTTTATTAAGAAGTGTTTCTGTGCCAGCTATTGTTGCATATGATGCAAGCTGAGTTGAATCTGGAAAGTACTTTATTGTATTCGTTGAATCTTTATAAAATAACTTTCCATCAGTATAGTTGAGCGCTAACTCACCATACTCAAGATCTGTAAGTAGAGGTACTTTATTTTGTACCGCTGACTTTTTAAGTTTGACTCTATTCGCCATTACATTACCTTAAAAAAGGAAAAAGAGAGAATAAAAATTCTCTATTAATATGTTCCGCCGTCAATGTCTCCGTATACGAGTGCAGTTCCAGCAGAATTAACCTGTAAAACTTGACCAGCAGTACCCATAGAAAGGGTAGTATATGTATTACCTGCTGCTCCAACTATTAATTGATTGGCACTAATTGATGACAATCCAAGACCACCATATGCTGGTCCGATTGGATTGCCATTCCAGGTACCAGTAGTAATAGTACCAAGAGTTGTGATAGATGTTTGTCCAACATAAGTGGAAGCAATATCGATACTGTTTGCATTGGCAGTAATTCTATCTGTTGTTCCAACTACATCATATACACCAGATGTGAATGTTAATCCGTTACCTGCTGTGGTAGAAAGGATCTGTAACTGATCGCCAATAACACCAAGACCGCCAGCAAGTGCGACATTGAGAGAGAATTCATTTCCAACTAAAGCAAGACCAGAGCCAGCGGTATAAGTACCAGCGCCAGCAAACTGCTGCCAAACGAGAGGATCGGTTCCTACTACAACAACTTCTTCTGTTTGAACCCAGCCAGTGTTATTATAGAGATTTCCATTCTCAACGAAAACGAAATCACCACCAGCGATTTCTGCACCAGTATCAAAATCTGTTGCGCGAGTGAGAATTGTTCCGCCAGTTGCCCAAGTATAGATACCGTTTCTTGCAGCTGGTGTTTGATTCTTAACAAGAATACGATCACCGTTGATTAATGTATGACCATCAATGACAGTAACAGCTACAGACAGAGTCAGTGTAGCTCCTACACCATCAGTTCCGTTATTGTATGTTACTGTTCCTCCAGTGATAGTTTCCAAAGATGCTTGCGTTGCGACATGACATGCTTCATGAATATGCAAACCTTCTGCAAGAGTATCAACATAGTTCTTCGTAGCTGCATCTTGTGGGAATTGTGGCTCTGCCAGGTTTTTAATTCTGGCAGTAGAAGCATCGATGGCACCAGTACCATTTGGATTTAGAACTATGTCACCGTTAGTATCGGTGGACATAATTTCATTGCCATTAATTCTGATATTGTCTACATCTAATTGGGTTACGCCACCAAGAGAAGTAGAAGTAGCACCGAGTGCCACGTTTGTAGTACCAATTGTTATGCTAGAGTTAGCCAGTTGTGTATTCGAAACACCAGCTGTCTTAATCGTAACAGCACCTTCTGTTACATCAAAGCTGGCAGAACTAAACGAAGCAACACCGATATTTGTTGTGGTAGCAAGTTCACCAGTAACAGTGATTACGTTAGTAGCGTGGGTTACATCAATACCTTCGCCACCACGAATTTCAAACGTATGAGTCGATGGAACTAAAGCACCCGAATCAGTCGTAATAGATTTAACAACTCTATCAACCAGTTCAACAGCACCAAGTGTAACCGTGAAATCGTTTACATCAAAGGAAGCAACACCCTTATTTGTGGTAGTTGCCAACTCGGCATCAATTGTTACAGTACCAGCAGTGTCATCATAGGTAACATCAATACCTTCTCCTGCTATAACTGCACCAGCAGTAGCGTCTTGAATATATTCTTGCAGAGAAGTAAATTCATCACCGATGTAAGTATTCTTAAGTATGGTCTTACCAGATCCATTTGGCAGAATACTAATGTCGCCATTATTATTTGTTGAGCTGATAATATTGCCATCGATATTAATATTATCAACTTGTAGAGATGTGAACGCACCACTATTTGGCGTTGTATTTCCAATTGGTGTTCCGTTGATAGAAGTAAATGTTACAGAAGCACCTTGAATGCTACCCTGAACATATAAGTTTCCAGCGATACCAACACCGCCATCGACAACTAAAGCGCCAGTGGTATAAGAAGTAGCCTGAGTAGTTGCATCGATGTTTACAGTTGCAACAGATGTTCCGATATCGATACTATCTGTATCAATAGACATTTTCAACACGCCATTGCTGTAGAATCTCAGAGTGTCATCTGATGCACCTGGAGTTAATTCTGCAGAAATGTATGTTAGTCCATCAACCGAGCGAACACCACCGAGTGATGCCCAGTTTGTTCCATCGTATCCTTCGAACTGACTTGATTCGCTGTTAAAACGAATACCACCAGCAACTGATGGTGCTCTTGTTGCAGTATTACCTACTGGGAGAATGAATGCATTTGAACCGATAACCTGTACATATCCAGAACCATTTGGATCAAGATAGATGTTACCGTTTAATTCTGTGCTGCTTAAAGTGTTACCGTCTAATGTTAAATTATCAACATTTAAAATGTCGATCTTATTTTGAGAATCTGTAATGATCGCTGATGATGCAGTAAGAACACCAGGAGTATGATCTAGTTTATCTGTAAAATACTGTCCGCCAATAACTATGTGGTTGGCTGCATCTGGTGGAGTTCCTGTCTCAGTTCCTATACCAATGTATAATCTTCCACCGCCAGCAACAGTACCATAATCTGCTGCGGAATATGCTAGTTCGCCAGCGACAAGGTGAGATGGATTACCTTGTGTAGTCGAGCGTTTTATTCTGATATATGATGCCATCTTTTACCTTTTTTAATAGTGTCCGCCAGTTATGTCTTGCATATCCAACAGTCTTGTTGCAGTCCACTCATTATTTTTATAAACCAATACCGAACCTTCTTCTGCATTACTTGTAACTGCGCTTAATGGATTAGCAGCTGCCCAAAAGTAACCATTGTATATAACCATATAAGGGAGTTGGGAGCTGCTTCCTGCAGGATTCCAGAGAACCCCATCCGCATACGCGACCATCCCTGAAACAGGACTTGTTGGAGCAGTAGAACTGACTCCAAGACGTATAATTTGATCGCCATTCCTAACCCAGCCATTATATAATGTAGTACCATTACCGAATATTGTATATAACTCGGTAAAATTAGAGTTGATCTTGGCGCCAGCGTCGCGTAACGGATCACCGCTACCGTCATTCGGTTGTTCCCCTAGATCTATAATTTCTTTAGCCATAATTCTATTTATTTACCAACCAAGTTGCCTTTATTTCTGGTTTAGCACTATTGACAAGTTATCAATGAATGGACCCTGTGTATCTCCACCGACCAAAAAATTTATATCTAATACGCTGGCTATTGCGGCAGTAGGTTTATTCGACAAAGATCCAGTTTTCCAAACTGCTGCATGGGTGCCATTGGCACTAGAAGCCATAATAGTTCCGTTCCCAATACTTCCAAATCTACCTACGTTGTTAAACGTAACTGAGGAAGTTTGGTTAGCCAACAAAAATTCAGAAGCAACTGTAGCGCCAATAATTCCTGTAGTTTGTGCGTCTGCAGTAACTGACCCACCACCCATATTTGTTATAAAATTTGTAATATCACCGTCACGCTGCACAAAACTACCATTTTCGCCAAGTAAAAACATAGCTCCACCTGTCGCTAAATAACTGGCATATTTTGTTTCTACTGCTTCTGTCATATACGTATCATAACCAACATCCCATATATGGGCATAATTCTCAACAGTCACATCTGGTATAGCCAAAAAACTACTGTATGTTGTAACTGTTGCTGGAATAAATGTTAACGCAGTTTCTCTGCTGCTTATTGTAGAAGCGATACTAGATGGATTAACATCATTAGTATACATGTCTGGTCTAATCGAGTTTGGATCATAAACTATCAATACATTTTTAGACTTTGTTATACTTCGATCCATAATTCTTCGATTCGACCAAAACCCTATATGTGCTCCACCAATCGGCATATCAATCTCCAGTAAAAATATATTTACGCAACTTTACGTTATCAACTAACAATGCAGAGCCGACGACAGTACCGTATGTTTGATCCCAAGAACCACAAACAAACACAAAGTAATAAGCTCCTTCTTCACCAGCAGTAATAGTTCTCTCATATTTTGTCCAAGAAGTAGCAGTTCCACGAACTGCTGCTGAATCATTCAAAAGAAAAATAATATTTCCAAAAGTATTAAAAGCATACGCTCTAGCAGCATATGCATCATTACGCTGCTGATTTGAAGAACTAAATGCTCTCCAATAAAATTCTATGGTGTCTCCAACATTCGCAAATACTGCATTGTTAGAGTAGAAATACGGTCCATAAAGACTGCCACCCTCACCACTTTGTGCTGCATAACTTTCCAAAGCTACGCATTTTAATCCGCCATCTGGTGGCGGAGAACCAATACCGCCACCTTCATTATGAAGAGCTATTCTTCCGATATATTCTTGGGCATTATTACCATAAACATCTCCTGGACTACCATAAGGGTTCGGGTTTGGATTAGGTGGTGCTGCTATACCATTAATAACTGTTGGACTTCTTCCTGAACTATTGAAGAAAAATCTATTGTTGACCATAGTCCACTCAGTTAAATCATTCTCAAATCCCCCGTTTGGATACTGATCTGCACCAGGTTGTCCACCAGGGTAACGAAATCTAAATCCTAATCTAGAACCACCAATAAACATTACGCATATCCAGTGGTCATCACAGAATAATATGTTGTTCCATCATAGAATATGCTTATTAAATCAATAGCGTTAGCGGTAGTGCTAAGTGTCTTAAATCCGACTGCGAATTTATACGCAGCATTCGCTGTCATAACTTTACTTCCAGTTCCATCCTGCTGAATAATAAGAGTCATACTTTGACCAGCAACCATACCAGTGGCAGGGTTTAATGTGAAGTTGGAATTTGCAATATACTTTTGTACGCTACCATTATCAAAGTTTGGTGTAATGGCAGTACCAGTGTTTCCTGCATCAAGATAACTATCAACGAACTCAGCATTGACAGTCATGGAAAGATTACCAGTATCAGTGAAGTTTACGGTACCAGAACCTGTTAGGTTTCTTGCAAGGTTGACTGTCAGTGTTGGTTTGTTAACTAGAGTTGCCCAGTTAGCAACCACTGCCTCTTCAGCAGAAGCAGTAAGTCTACCATAAGCATCAACGGTATAACGTGGCACATTAGTCGCGACAGATGCAGTTCCAGCATCTCCGTATGAACCTGCTGTTACTCCAGTTGTAGGAAGATCAATATTAACAATAGTTGTTTCTTTAGATACTACAGCATAAGCAGTAGCACCAATACCAGGATCTGGATTAGAATCTGTAATCGTTACAGTTGGTTCTGTTCTATAACCAGTACCAGCATTCGTTAAATTGATTCCAACAACAGTATGTGTTCCAATGGTCGATGTTACAACTGCATTAGATCCGCCACTTGGTGCAGTATCAGTAATTGTTACAGTTGGTGGCATCAAATATCCAGAGCCAGCATTGTTAATTGTAACACTTGTTATTGTTCCACCAGTAATATTTGCAGTTGCCGCTGCGTTAGATCCATCTCCACCGATAGTTACAGATGGTGCAGTTAAGTATCCTGAACCTGGATCAGTGATGGTGATTGAGGCAATACCAAATTGTCCTATTGTACAAGAAGCAGTTGCATTAGTTCCATCACCAGTGATAGTTACGGATGGAGCAGCCAGATATCCTGATCCTGCATTTGTTAAAACAATTCCTGTTACAGTTGATGTTCCAATTGTTGCGCTGGCAGAAGCATCAGTGCCACTACCAGAAAGTCTGGTGATAGTTACAGTTGGTGGTGATAGATATCCAGAACCTTGATTTAGTACGTCAATACCGATGATACTTGAAGTGCCGATAGTAGCAGATGCGGTTGCCGATACACCATCACCAGTGATTGTTACGGTTGGTGCAATCAAATATCCAGAACCAGCGTTTGTTAAGTTAATGCTCTCGACGGTAAATTTACCAATAATAGCAATAATCTGCGCGCCAACACCAGGATTTGGATCTGTATCTAAAATTGTAACTGTTGGTGGATTTAAGTATCCAGAACCAGCATTTGTAATATTAACATCAATAATAACACCAGAAGAAATAACTGGAACCCCAGTAGCAGTAACGCCACCTGGTTTTTCTGGAGCAGAGAAAGTGATAGTAGTTGTTGCTGCGTGATATCCAGAACCACCAATAAGACCGACATAACATTGAATAACTGGAGAACCAGAGAATACTACTGTACCAGTGGCAGTGACACCACCTGGTTTTTGTGGTGCTGAGAAAGCAACAGTTCCGTTGGTATAAGCAGCACCTACGTTAGTGATTGTAGTACCAGTAACAGCAGCGCCAGAAAGTTCTGCTTGGGCAGTAGCGTTTACGCCACCTGCAACTTGTGGTGCAGAAATTGTAACTGTTACGTTCCCATTAGTATAGCCAGAACCACCAATTAAGTTGGTGATCGCAGTAATGGGAGAACCTGACAGAGAAACAGTACCAGTGGCAGTAACTCCACCTGGCAATGTTGGAGCAGAGAATGTTACGTTGGCATTACCGAACGTATATCCAGATCCTGCATTTGTTACAGTTACTGTTTGAACTCCGTTACCAGTAAAGTTTGCAGTTCCTGTTGCGGTGACACCACCAACAACTTGTGGCGCAGAGAATGTAACAGGAGCAGTTGTATATCCAGTACCTTGCGCTGTGATAGAAACACCACTGACAGATCCACCAGAAAGTGTGACGTTGGCAGTTGCCTGAACACCACCAACCTTATCTGGTGCAGAAAGTGTCGCTGTTGTAGTTGGGTGACGATATCCAGTACCAGCATTAGTAATATTAAAACCAGTAACAGAAGCGCCAGATAGTGTAACTGTTGCAGTCGCTTGTGTTCCGCCAGCATCATCTGGCGCAGAAATTGTTACTGTTGTAGTTGGATAATGATATCCAGAGCCATTAGTCGCTAAAAATAGTCTCCAAATAGCACCGAAAGGATCAATAGGATCTGGTGGCAATAGTTCAATGTTAACTGTTTCTAATGGAGAATAAACCGCAGAAACATAGTCACCTTCGGTATCAATACCGAGAACAACTGCGTTATGAACAACAGTTGTTGGCAGAGTTATATTTCCCTCACCATCAAATGTTACGTTTCCGCTAACGTCCCCAGTTAGCGTCAATGTTCTATTTGCATTTAATGCATTAAGAGCTGCTACTATGTTTGCTTGAGTACTGGTAGTAAGAAGTGCAAGATCACCGACATTTAATACTGTCTGGTTAGACTGAGTTATTGTACCGTTGGTTTTTTGTCTCCACTGGTCAAACGTATCAGTTTGGGGGACTGTGATAACTGGAGTTTGAAGAGCCATTATTGTTTACCTATTAAAGTAGCGAGCATCTCTTTTATTTCTGACATATCTTTTTTAAGACTATCAATTTCTTGTTTTTGTTTAGCCATCATATTACGTTTTTCAACATAATTTTGATATTCTTTGACATTAGTATTTATGATAGCCTTACTAGAGCCATCTCTAATAAGACTATCATTACCATCAACTTTATAATAATCTGTCATGCGCAAGCCACAATTCTTAAATCTTTAATTCTTGGAACACGACAGTTGTTTGTTGTTCTAAACACAAGTTTAACCTGAATAGCATCGAAAGAAGGAAGATCTTTTGCGCTATACACAACATCAGTGAAGTCTAAATTATTATTAGATTTCGTAATTTCGATATCAGGATTTATTTTAATCCATGTCGTCTCATCGAATAAAGTCGTAGCACCAACCTTATTTAATCTATAGTACAGATCTACATCTGAAGAAGTTGGGACGCAAGCTGCAAATCTAATATTAAAGAATGTAGAAGGATTTGCTAGGTTAACTCTCTTAGAAAGATATTTACTATACTGAGAACCTCTAGATGGCGCAATCTCATCAACAAAGTTATTTAAGACATTAACGTCTATCGTTCCAGCAGTTCCAGCACCAGCGGCAGCTATTGTGAATGTTTTGTTAACCTTAACATATGAACCATCAGCTGCTACTTCAGTAACAAGTGCGGTTCCACTATTTCCTGTTGCCAATGCACCATCAATTCTAATATATCTACCAACAGGTATGAAAGAAAGTCTTTCTTTAACTTGTGTGTTTGTAGTAGTTATTCGATCGCTAGCAAAGGCTATAGCAGTGCTATTATCAACTAAAAGAATATCATCGACTGGACTAATGTTCATATTCAATGAATTTGCATTGTTGACCTTATTGTGAATCGCAATTAAAGAAGTTCTGTGCGTGTCAATAACAGGAGAAACAGCATCATTTGTAGAACTCATAACTGCTGCGATCTCAAAAGATTTAGATCCACTTAGTAGTTGTTGCTCATTTAATTCAGAAGCTACTATTTGTGGTTCTGCAAAATTGGTCACATCATTTATAGTCACTGGAATAGGAATAACACTTTGAATATAAGGCACTTCTGTTCCATCTACAGATTGTCCAGATGTTGTAGTTGCCTCCCATATCATAGAAGCATCTGGGAATGTTTGAATTTGAGCATTTGCCTGAATAGAAGTCATTAGAATATTATCACTAGCGTAAATATTTTCTCCACCAGTAAATCCAGTCAAATTAGCTGTGCTAGAAACACCAGTTAATGTGATCGTATAAGCATCTAAATCAGCTGCTCCAACAGTATGAACTCCATTTAAGCGAGCACCAAGAATTCCATTATATGTTTGAGTAGCAGTAAATCCTGATAACTGAACCTTAGATCCAACTGGCATATTATGATTTTCGTGATATACTCGAATCATAGAACTACCGTTAGTTGTTTGAATAGGATTAACTTCTAATCTTGTTTTGGGGAGAACATCATTTGTAAATTCGACACGACCAGTTACTGCAGTATTAAATTTAGCACGATGAATAATAAAGCAAAGATCTTTATAATCATCTGGTGTCCAAGTAGATGCGTTTTGTGATTTAAAGAATACTCCCTGATAAGGTTGCTCAGAGACAAAACGATCTGTTCCTGGAATTTTATCACCAAGATGAGATACCCAAACATTATAATTATTTGAATCAGAAATAATAACTATACAGTATTCAGTTCCATCTTTAACGTAAACTGGACTTGGGAATGTAAATTTAGTTGCTACATCTGGCGCAGAAGCAATTTTATTGTTCATCGCAGGTATAGTTACTTTTCGGGTAGAGATGTTAACATCTTCAGGATTTTTAACTACCTGACTAAATGGAAGAATTTTCTTACCAGGATATCCATTAACAACTTCTCTTATTTCAATTTTAACTGGGATATTTGCATCTTTAGTTGCAAAGAAAAGATCAATAGAAGTTAAAAATGCTCCACCCTTTTGCTGCACTAAAAATGTTTGAGCCAAGGGATCATACCATCCAGTATCAGCAACAACTCGATCTGCTGTCTCTACTATTGTTCTAGATTCTTGAACTGTTTCCTGGACAATTATACCGTTTCTAACTGCTTCAACGGTAGCTTGTTTAACTTGTAAAATACCTTCTGCTTTGTAATCAGCTACTGCGTATGAGTTATAATCGTCTTCATAACCAGTCGTATCTGCCAGTCTAAACTCTCTGGTTCCTGTTCTAAACCGAACAGCTTCTGTATTTGGAATATCAAATAGACCAAACAAAGAGCCGTTAAAGTTAGTTGTCATCTGGTCACCTTTAACTTTAGGTGTTACAGATGCATTAATCGTACCACGCGCACCAGAAATATTACCAACAATAACTTCATTAACTTGGAAAGTGCCTTTTATATTTAATACATAAATTGCTCTGGCATCAGTTTCATTACTTAACTCTGTTCCAACTACAACAGCTGTAGCTCCAGATGTTTGACCAGTAATAACATCACCACGATTTAATCCAACCTGAGGTGTATCTGCTGGATCTCCAGCCAATCTTCTGGCAGGATCACTAGCGGTCGCGCCAGCATTTTTCTTTGATTCAAAGTTTGAACTAAATCCAGTAATTTCATCAAAAGAAATTTTAGTTGCTGGTGTTATATACTTTGAAATCGCAACCGAATCAAAGAAAGCATAGAATTTTGTAGATGGCTTTAATCCAGTAACTTGGAATAAAACATTTCTGCTTCTAATATAAGGAAGAACAGCTGTAGATAAAACTCTATCTTCAACTAAACGGCGATCAATTTGCACTGCAACTTTAGTTTGAGTGCCCGTGCGAGTTTGTCCAACTTGTGTAGCTGTAACTTCAGCTGTTACTTGACGAGCATTCCAGTGATTAGATCCTGGACCACCGAACCTTTGTTGGAATTCACCGATACTTAAAAATACATCACCCCTTCTCGAAGCCCAGTTGTCGCCACTAGTGAATACAGTTCTACCTAAAGTTTGAGTCGCTCCAGTCCATTGCGTTTGCCAAGAGTTCCATACAGTTCCCAAAACTCCAGCTTTTTCAGAAAGAGTTTGGATAGTATTAAAATTACCTTCTACGTTTACAATAATATCAGGTCTGCGTTCAACTTCAAACCAATCATCTGAGGATGGATTTAAATCTATTCTTCCAATAAATGTAAAGACGGCAAATGGGTTTACATTCTCTGTTCTAGAAGATATATTTTGTTTAATGAGTGCTTGTTCTGTATATGGAAGAGTTATAATATCACCAGTTGCCTGGTAATTATTAAGAGTTCTTTGTCCATCATTAGATGCTCGCTCAACTAAATTAACATTCTCCATTCTAAAAAATGGACGAAGTTCTTTATTTTCTAAATCAATAGAGCATTTGTAATCTGGATCTTCTGCATTCCCTATTCCATGACCAGCAAAATTATCAACTAAAAATACATTTTTAAATCTATCTAAGCCATTTTCATCTGTAATTTTAGAGTTGGCAGTTTCAGTTTCCAACATATTTAATGTTGTATAGTATTCAAGATTATCAATACGTTTTTCCAATTTGCCAATATCTCGCATTGTATATCGTTTGTTATCAACTGAGGTAACATTGACATCTGGAGCTCGAGGTTTGTATGTATATGGAATCAGAGAAACACCATATAATAGCATGGAATTTTGTGGAGTCTCAGGCTCTATTGGGAATAAAGAAGGGATTCCTTTTGTTACAAAAAACTTTCCTCTAAAGTCAATAGAAATTTTATCTTTTCTTGCAAGATAATAAGATAAATCTA